CTCGGTTTTTTGGTTGAATGGATTAGGAATATTATATTCCTATAACACTTACACCTAATTAAAAAAATATCCGCTTAATACAAATGCCGACTCCAAAAGACCCCGCCCTCTACGAGAGGGTTAAAAAGGAAGCAGATGGAAAGTTTGATAAACCGTCAGCATACAAATCAGGTTGGATTGTGAAGACCTACAAAGACCGTGGTGGGACGTATAGCGGAGCGAAACCGAAGAAGGGTTTAACAAATTGGTATGCCTCCAAATGGAAAGACGTGGGTGATGGTGATTACCCCGTTTATCGACCAACAAAGAGGGTCAGTAAAGATACTCCCCTGACCGTAGATGAGATAGACCCGAAGAATCTACGGGAGCAGATTGCCCTCAAACAAATCATCAAAGGTGATGCGAATCTACCACCGTTTAAAATGCGATAATCTAATAACCCTATATTCCAAATGGTAAAAGACGATTTCTACTATCTGGAACAGACCCCCAGAGATTTAGCGTTAGATTTATTGGCGGGATTACCGATTGAGATAGGCGATTGTCTGCTCGAACCCTTCAAGGGTGAAGGGGCATTCTACGACCAGTTCCCAGAGGGTTGCCCGAAAGACTGGTGTGAGTTGGAAGACGGAAGGGATTTCAAATCGGGTATTGGTGAATTGCCCCACGTTGATTGGGTAATAACAAATCCGCCGTTTAGAATAGATGTCGGGGATAAGAGGGTTAATTCCTTCTATATGTCGCTGGATTATTTTTCGAGGATTGCGAGGAAGGGTCTTGCCTTCTTTGGGAGCGACCGTTGTATTTCTACCCTTACACCGAACCGACTGAAAGAGTTGGCGAATCGGGGTTGGTATTTGAACCAGATACGAATCGTCTCGGTGAAGGCGTGGCGTGGGAGGTATTACTTGATGGTGTTTGGACGGACACCAAATCCCGCCCTTGGATTTCTGGAAAAGAACTACGTATAATATAGATGCTACACAGTAGTCAAGACCCAGAGACTCTTTTAGGCGTAGTGGAGGAAGAGAAGCGTGGTTGGTGGTATTATTTCTTCTGTCTGTGTTTGTGTTGAGATTTTATTATATGGTTGAATTATATAACAAAATGGCGAACGCTTGGGTCGAGTTTGTAAGAAAATGGGCGAAAGAGAATAACCAGACATATTCCTGTTCTGTATCTCTTCCTGCGTGTAGAGAGGCATATCAGGCGACGAAACCGCCGAAGAAGGCGAAACGACTGACGCAGAAACAAGAGCGTGAGGCGATGGGGGCAGAAGACGTATCATCCACCGCCCAGAGAGCAGAGGCGACTCTCTCCCTCCAGAAGAAGAAGGCGTCTATCAACCGAGGAAAGACTATCCTGAAAGCAAAACGGGGCAAGAGGGAGGTTGAGAATCAATTGGTTGAAACCGTCGGTATGATGGGCGAAGACCGAAACGTAGCAGTCCCGAAAGCGGATGTCGTTGCCGTGAGACCCCGTGGTCGTCCCAAGAAATATGCGACGGAAGAAGAAGCGAAACAGGCAAAGGCAACCAAGACGGTTGAAGCAAAGAAGAAACGCCAAGCAACCAAGAAGGCAGAGAAGGCACAGAAGAAAGCAGAGCGACCAAATATCCAATTCCAGATTTTAGAAGAAGCAGTTCCATCTACCAAACCTGTTGCGAAAGCAATCGCCCCGATTAGACGACGAATACCAGCACCAGCACCAGCACCTCCCGCACCAGCACCAAAGAAATCAACTGATTTCAAGGAATATATAAAGTCATTCAAGGTTGGAGACAAGGTATTACTCTTTTACGAGGAGGAAATACAGAGCGGAGAAGAAAAGACTTTGACTCTCATTCCGTCGATTATTGAGAAAAAAACTCCAGCGGTTATAACTATTCAATACGATAGTTCAACCGAGTTTATATTTAGCAATCCTGATAGACGAAACTACTATTATTATAACGATGAGTTCGACGGAGGAACTGGGACATTCGACAAGCGAAAGTTCGCTTTAGGGTATAGGTTAATTAAGAGAGGTGAGATGGGTGGGAAATTAGATAGTGCTTTTACCGCAGTCGCAGGTATATACACTGAATACGTTGAGTTCTTTTACCCTATTGATGATGTTGAACCTATTAGTAGATATTTAACTGCTGACCGCAAGTCGATGCTTGAAGGACTCGAAACTCTATCAAAACAAAAGCAAACACAGATGGTTTCCCACAATATTGACCTTATTAACCAAGACCTCCAAAAACAAGAAAGGGATATGGAAAAGTATGGTTTGACGTATGGTCGTGGTATTGGTGGTAAATCCCCCTGTGTGAATGGAAAGCAATTGAAGATGGGTCGATGTGTCCCTATCCCGAAGACTGGCGGGATGTTTAGTTGGGTTCAATCTGTTATTGGTCGCCACCCAACCTTAACCAGAAGACAAATTGAGGAAGCAGAACGGTTCGCCAACGAATTGATGAGCGACCCCAACGGCGTCTCCTTTGAGGGCAGTTCTATTCTCCCCAAGAATATTCGCAAAGAATTAGCAGAAGAACACTACAACCGCAATTTGATGGGTAGAGAAGACGTAGATGCTACTGGTGATGCGAGTGATGTATTTGCCGATGAAATCCGCAAACAACAAGAACGACAAGGCAGAGGGTATGGAGGGGCAATCTCCAACCCCGAGATAAACCACGACTGGTTTCACAACTACGCCCAGAGTTTCAACCAACCCCTCATCAACTACCAAGGTTTAGCAAGTAGTATCGCCCACCCCAATATCGCCCAAGTCCGTGATTTGGTCTCCAAGATAAACGGTCTTATTGGATAATTGGGGTTAGAATAGTTTCTTGGAAAGTCATATAAAGAAATCGACGGATAGTATATAACTAACCCGAAAATGTCCTTAACAACCGAAAAGAAACCGAAATTGACTCCCGAGCAACGTGCCGAGAACAAGAAGATGTATATGCGGGAATATATGAAGAAATGGAAGCAGGATAAGTATGAGGAAGACCCCGAGGCAATCAGGGTATTCAATCGCAATCGCCACTACGTTCGCCATCACGGGGCAGAGCAAGAAGAACTGTCGAAATACGGCAATTACCTCTCTACATTCAAGAAGGTGAGTGCCTTGATGAAGACCCTCCAAGACCACCGACCAGACTTGGTAGAGGAGGTATTACAGGTCATACGTCCCCCTCTTGTTCCCGTTTAGACTTATTCGATTATCCAATAAGTCTGGCGAAGGAAATCGAAAAAAGCGAAAAAACGGGCGTGTTTTTCAAGAGTTTTCCTTAGGAGTGTATTCCTATAGTAAAAGTGATGTATGGTATATCACTTTTATCCTTGGATTTTCAAACTATTTTAAACTTTCCAAAAAAGTGTCTGTTTTTTCGCCTTTTCGCAGTCTCCCTCTACCTTCCTCAATAATCATATAAAGGTATAAAATTGATTCACTTTTTAATTATCCTCCAACACCACCACAACCACCCAATTCCCCCATATTTCTAAAAATTGAAACAGAAAATTGATTCTGTTTTAATCGATAATCCAATAAGCAAATATACTTACTTGAATATTAATATAAAGACTTCTCTCTATCTATTATAACCAAGATGACCGATTTAGAACAACCCCCAATTACCCCAATCGACGATATTCCAGTTCCATTCAATATTTCGACACTCACACTCAATAAGGATTTTGCGAAGCAGACTATATTCCAGTCTGGACGCAATCCAATCCCGATGAGAGTGCGGTTGAATAGAATCAAGCAACTCGGTTTTATCCAGAACGAGATGGGAATAACCCTGCGAGGCAATCCCAGATTGAATGGAATGGCGACTTTCCACACTGAATTAGACCAGCAGAAGACATACAATAATTTATACGACCGAGATGGCGACTTTTACAAGGAGGGGTGGTGTCTCGGCAAGAACCCTTGGGGTAGAACCAGTCCTGTTGATAATCTATCCATATCGGTCTTCCACAGACCAACCCGCCACGCTCTTTGCGAAGGCAAATATCGGGACAAAGATATGAAGAACGCCCATATTTCGTTCCTGTGCGAAATATTCAAGAACCGACCCGATATGGATATATCGGCGTTGGTTGAGTATGCCCGAGACCCGAAACACTGGCGAGAACAAGTCTGTCGCCATCACGGACTCGACCCAGTCAGGGACAAGGACGCTTCGAAACAACTATTCATCAGGTTGGTTTTCGGCGGGTCTTACGAGAAGTGGGTGAAGGATTTCGATATTGAACGCAATATTCGTCCATTCGAGCGATTTGGATTAGCAGTCCAGATGGAACTCCAATTAGAACCGATTCGTGAAGCATTCTACAAGGCGAATCCCCAGATGGTAAAGGATTTGAAGAAGCACGACCCAGCGAAGTATGCCGACATCAGGCAACTGAAACGCTCGGTGCTTTCGTTCTCCCTCCAGACTATTGAACGCTTGATGATGGAAGCGTGTTGCTCCTTCCTCGTGGAAGAGAAGGGATTTGACCTGCGAGATATTGTCCCCGCCCAAGATGGGTTGATGGTTCTTGCCGAGTTGAATTACGAGGGTATGGAGGCAGACTTTACCCGAATTATCCAAGACAAGTTCGGTATGACTATTGAATGGTTGGATAAACCGTTCGATGAGGCAATCGAAATCCCCGATGGCGTGATTGATAGGTCGTTCGAAGAATGGTTGGCGGAATTGAGCGACAAGGGGATTGCGACCCGAACTCATACCTATCACAACAACCGAATATTGACTGACCCAAGGACAGGCATTCTGTATGTCTTTGACCCTATCAAGAGGCGGTGGTTTGAAGATGAGACTGTTGCGATGAAGACCCTCCGCAATATGATTTGCGGACTTCACCCGATTGTGAGTGATGAGATTAACGATGATTGCTCTTTGACCGACAAGGAGCGAATGTCTTTCATCATCAAGGCGAAGAGTCTGCTGTTAGACCAGTCTGGGTTGGTTTCCTGTTCCAAGCGTGTGGTTGATACAGCAGGTTGGAATGGGGTCGCATTCAATTCACACCCTACTCAATTAGGGTTTGAGAATGGTTGGATTGATTTGACGACGAAGGATTCATTCCAAGAATACCGAGAAGATGTCTATATTACCCAGACTACTGGATATGACTGGGTTCAACCCGATTACAGCGACCCGAAGACTGTGGAGATGCGGAATACCCTGATTAAGATATTTGCCGACACATTCAATTACGACTTGGAGGCGAATGACTACAAGATTGACGAGAAGGTGTGTCCCGAGATGTTCTATTATATCCTGATTTTAGCATCTTGTCTTGACCGCAACAATTACCAGAACCTCTTCTTCTTCCGTGGAAAGGGCGGAAACGGAAAGACGCAGGGGACGATGATGATGCGGATTGCGTTAGGCAGTAAGTTCTACAAGAGACTTGGTGGTGAGATATTGAAGGAAGATTCCAAGAAGGCGAATCAGTCATCTGGCGATGTATATGCGATGAGGGATGCCCGAATGGGTGTCTTTCCCGAGGTGGATAAGTCGGGTGTGATGTCTTGGTCTGCGTTGAAGGAAATCACTGGTGGAGAAGCAATCACAGCACGAGAGATTTATATGAAGGTTCAGGAGTTCTTGCTGACTGGGACTTTCATCTGCGTATTCAACAAGAAACCCGAGTTTGTCGGGTCTGTTGATGAGAGTGATAAACAGGCACTTTCTCGGCGTTTGCGTGTGCTGGATTTTACAGTCAATTTTGTTTCCACCGAGAGGAAATTGGAAGAGGTGAAGGCGAAGGCGAAGGAGGGTGAAGTATGGAAACTCGGTAATCCATATTTCACGAAGGAGAAGTTTGCGGACGAAATCAAGTTCGTTCTGGTGGATTTCCTTGCTGGAATATATTCCCAGTATTTCGATGAGGCGATTGGTGAATTACCTCTGGATAAGTATGTTTCTGCCTCTGTGGAGAAGACATCGAGAATATATGTTGAGGGGGAAGATGTGTTCTCACAGATATTCACCGATTTGTATGCGGAAGATGCGTCATACACCGAGGACAAGATTGTGATGGATAAGTCTTGGAAGTTAGGTCAGCAGATTGAAGTGCCGACACACCCCAACCGAAGATATTACCTTGATGTGTGGAATGAGGTGGAGGGACACGATATTTACAAGGAGAAGTCGTCCCACAAGAAGGAAGGAAGACAGGCATTCTTACGCCTACATACCAAGAAGACCTTTCGTGATTGGATAGATGACCGAGTTAGAATGATTACCAACAAGAAGACCCACAGGGAATACTTTCTGGGATACAGGCGAAATTGTGATGGAGATGGAGGAGGAGAAGAAGATGAAGACGACACCACAGCGGAAGAGGAGGAATCAGTCAGCGGTAGTTCGAGATAATTGGATATGGAAGATGCGGAGACAGGCGTTTAATTGTTTGAGTGTATATTCTTCGAATTGGGGTCTTTGATGAGGTTCGCCCCGACCTACCCCCGTGTAATATTCCTGTAATACTTTAATTAATTCTTCTTTTGAAAAATCATCTTCTTTTTTCATTCGCAATATATACTGTATATTGTGAATATTTTATCGGGGTTTTTAACGAGACCACTTCTTCTGTAATTCGACCAGATTGTCGCACAAGTCAGTCGAGTCGCCCCAGAGCAACCAGTAGGATAGGGTCGCAGGTGTCGGTGCGAGAGACCGAATGTAGTGTCCCTCACGCTTGGAGGCGAGATGTCTTGCCCTGTAATTATCCCGTTTGCGTTCGTCCCCTTGGTCGATGTATGTGTTTCCTCCCTCTTGCCCGAAGTGGATTTTTTTTAGTTTGCCGTCAATATTTAGGGTTGCTTGAAATCGTTTGCCCTCTCTCGGTGAATTGGTGAGTTCAATTATTTCTATCATTCTCTTTTGCTATATATATACGATGACTTTTAAAAGGAAGGAACTGACGCAAATAAATAACGAAACGGGCGACTTGATTCGTGAGTTCTCCATCAAGGGTAAATATCGGTTAATCGGTTCAAACAGTCTTCGAGCAGTTTCATACGGGAGTGATTACGATGCCGAGTCTCATCTCAAGGGTTCTACTCCACAGACGATTGCCCGTCGGTTTCAGCGAGAGTTTGCCGATGCCGTTGCCGACCCGAATGTCTGGATTACCGACTTCAAAGCAGGGTTAGACCCCCGCCTCGTCTATAAAGGCGACTATTCTCGGGAAAGTATTCTTAAATATGTTGCGAACCCCTTGATTCCCGAATCACGTCGTCGGGCAATTCTGGAGGCGAAAGGGGAAGACCAGCGTGAATTGGTGCGGGATTTGTTTATCCTGCGTTGGACTCCTGACGAAATAGCAGAGGGTAAAAAGCGATTACCCGTAGGGGATGGGACGTATCGCTCTTTGGTGGAATCAGTCCAAGACAAGACTATCCTGAAAATCGACCTGATTACGCTGGTGGGAAACCAATTCCTCGAAATATCCATCAACTATTATATCCGCTTTGCGAACGGCGAGACCAATCAGGAGAAACAACCCGCCAAGACAGACTTGGAAACCGACTTGGAAGACGATATTCACTACTATTCCAAGAGGGACAGTTTTAAAGCACTGAAACGTCTATTCTCTCTCTTGATGCTTGAAGGTGAGACCAAGCACAAGACCAAAATAGAGAAATTGTTGGAGTTTTTTAACGGGCAAGTCGGGTATTTAAATAAGATAAAAAATGAACTGACTATTCTGGAGGTTGTCCTGACGAGTAAGTTTAGGAAACCGAAATGGGAAGACGTGGAGGCGAATCTCCAGTTCATCAAGGAGCAGATTTCGTTGGTGTATGAAATACCGCTGACCGACAAGTTGTTTGAGACGATAAACAAGACGACTGCGAAGACCGTCTTACGGGACGTAATCACTCTACGGGATTATTTCGCTGGAAAAATCAACGAGGAATCCAAGGCGTTTTTGCGTGAGATTTATTGAGCGAAAATATATGTGTATTGTATATTCAGTATGAACTTTGAAGACGTCAGCGATGTATTGTGTTTAGTTGAAGACGATGATATAAAAGGTGCGGGTAAATACAAAGAATTGTTTATTGGAGACCCGAAGAAGTGTGCGACCCCGATGACCGAGTTGAAACTGAAAGATAAACCGTCCCTCCACTTCGTTCCGTGTCCCAACAAGAAGACCGAGCGGAGTATCAGGTATGTTACTGGTGCTTCTGGTTCGGGGAAGTCGTATTGGACTCGGGCATATTGCGAACAGTATCACCGTCTCTATCCCAAGCGGTCTGTGTATGTGATTTCGTCTTTGACCGAAGACCCGACCCTTGATAAGTTGAAGTATTTGAAGCGTATCAAGTTGAATAACGAGTTCCTGATGGACGACATCCCGACCGACGAGTTCAAGGACAGTTTGATAATTTTTGATGATACGGACTGCCTACAGAGTAGGGGGATGAAAATGAAGGTGGATGGGATTTTGAATGCGGTCTTGGAGACGGGTCGCCACTTCAACATCGAGGTGGTCTATACGTCCCATCTTGCGTGTAACGGGAAAGAGACCCGACGAATCCTGAATGAGTGTAAATCGGTGACTATCTTCCCCTCTGGTCTCGGGGGTAAATCGATGAAGTATTTGCTGGATAATTACTTCGGGTTGGACAAGGAGCAAATCAAGAAGATTAAGAAGTTGAATAGTCGCTGGGTGACTATCTGTAAGGGATTCCCGATGAGCGTCATCAGTGATAAAGAGTGTTTCGTCTTGAACTCAACGGACGACAGCGATGATGAGGGAGAACCAGCAAAGAAGGGGTCTATCAAGGTGGAATCCAAGGGTAAGAAATAGTCTTATTCGATTATTGAGGAAGGGTCTTTATATGATTATTGAGGAAGGTAGATAGTCTGGCGTAAAAGCGAAAAAACAGACACTTTTTTGGAAAGTTTAAAATAGTTTGGAAATCCAAGGATAAAAGTGATATACCATACATCACTTTTACTATAGGATTACACTCCTAAGGAAAAGTCTTGAAAAATCGGTCCGTTTTTTCGCTTCTTCGATTTCCTTCGCCAGACTTACTATCAATATCGAATAAGTTAAAAAAGGGACAAGTGTCCCGCTTTATTGGATATTGTTATAAAGGTATTACAGGCATACAGGGTTAAACATCAAAGTGATATAAAGGTATTAATATTCGCAACGGACATCCATCAGGAGGGTCTCACGACAGGGCAGATACATATCATACTTCACCATATTCTCGATAGTATGCTCTGGATTGTGACTCTTCCAGTTATTCAGGAAAATACAGAGGTCTCGCTCGATGCGGGACTTCACTCGGTCGCTGATGGGGACACCGAGGTCTTGGACTATCTTGGCGATATTGGGACGAATGATATTATTCTGGAAGGAGGAACTGTGGTAGTCAGCAGTCGGGATTCTCTTGAGATGTCTGGCGATGTCGTTAAACCACGCCATATCCATCTTCTCGGGAAGGGGAAGGTAGTTGATTGCTGATGATACTGGGAACGCCAGCAACGCATCTTTCCCAATCAAACCCATTCGGCAGAGGGGAATGTAGAGGCGACCATCACGGACACCACATTCGCCTTGATATGTGGAGGGGACAGATACAAAGGAAACAGGGGTTAAAACAGGGGGACTTACCTCGGTTTCTGGGGCAGGAGCAGGAGCGACGAATGCTGACCCTTCAGCGTCCCAACCTTGACCTACTTCCTCGTAGGCATTCTCCTCCGCCTCTTCTTGCTGAATCTCACTCGCCCACATACCGATGATAATACGAGCGTCGGCACGGGACAGACGCAGTTCATCAACGATAAATCCCCTCAACTCGGCAAAGGCGTGGATACGAGTCTTGTTCGGTTTCCCAACCAAGAAACAGGCGACACTGGGTCGGGGTTGCGGGGTCTTCAACTTCGCTCGTCCGTTCTCGAAGTGGATAGACAACCTACGATATAAATCTGCTTCATTCTGGACTATCCAGAGAGCAGTGTCGTGGCGACAGGGGCAGGACTTCCACTTGGTATTATCGGCACGATGCTTCCTCACAGGGAGACATCTCGCACGAATATCGGCAGAGGTATTACAGTATTCGGGATTGTGAGTCATATTCGGTCTTATTCGGTATTAATATAAAGGTAGAAGTTGCTTGGGGTATAAGAGTTGGAATATAAAGTCTTTCAATTTTCTGTTTCAATTTTATTTGAAACAGGCGATAAAGCGTGGGGACTAATAATTTATAATATATCACAACTGTGTAGTTGGGATATATGTCGCAAGTTAAAAAGTGAATCAATTTTTTGGGCGGTTTTAACCCCCTATTTCTGGACGAGTATTGCCGACGAGTTTATCGATTTATAACCCTCTGGTTTCTTGGGGGAGGCAGGTTTTCCTAAATAGAACTTTGCTCCCTGATGCGTTTGGATAATCGGGTTCTCTGGAATAGTCAGTTTCATATAGGGAATATCGACCCAATTCCCTCCTAAATCCATCACTTTTGAAGAATAAGAAATTGAAGTTGGTGCGGACATATAAAATAGGGAAATATAATCTATTGGGCGAAATAACCGAGACCAAATGGACGAGAAAGACCGTGGGGCATATTCCACGCCTGTTGCGTTCCTACCGAGAACATCGAAGGTGCTGGTGCGACCAGATTGCGACCAATTGTAGGGATTTCACGGGGGAATGCTGGGGACAAATCCCCGACTTCCCGACCTGATGGAAGGATTGCTCCACCAACAACACGTTTGGGACGACGGGGTTGTTTGTCCTTCGCACCTTTCTTGCGACCGTAGATGGGGTTCTTTACACCGCAGAATGATGCGTAGAAAGCACAGGGTTTCGGTGTCCCGTCTGCTTTCAAATTATTCGGTTCTCTTTGTCTGCGAGGCATCTATATATACCCCCCACAAAATAATCACCTAAATATCATATAGTTTCTTTAACCCCTGACGCTGTGCTTCGCCGATTTTTCCAACTGGAGGAGCGAGAACTTGAAGTGGTGCGAGGGCAACGGGTTCGAGATAATTCAAGGCAAAATCCAAAGCACCTTTCTCTTCTTTTGTCTGGGGTTTCTCCTGTGATTTGGTGGTGAATGCTCGTTGAATATTACCGAAAAATCCCAGACTTTTACCTTCGTCTTTACTATAGTCTCTTCCACCGAGCATACCTGTCCCCGTTTTTAAGTGTGGCGGAGGAACGGGTTCTGCGTCTGTGATTTGCTGTATATCTCGGGGAGGCATCTTTTCGGGGGTGAAAGACGGGTCGGCACCTCGGTCGATTCTCGGTGGATTCATTCGCTTCGCTTTCCGTTCTGCGGGTGATGCTCTATCGTATCTAAATTGGTATTTCAAATATTTATCCAATAAAACCACTTGACCTTGTCTCCACTGATTATAAGCGATGGCGTGTTTTAACTGTTGCTCCCAGTTGGCGTAGGCGATGAGGTAGTCTATTTCTTGTCTATCCAGTAAGAACTCTGCTTCTCGGGGAGCGTGGAGCGGGTCGTAAATCGGTTTTGCTTTGACGATGATGGGTTCTACTTTCGGGTCGTATTGGTTGGTTGCGTCGTAGAACTTGTTGAATCTGCGAGACGTTCCTTGTTTATTGGTCTGTTCGGGGTCGTTGGAATGGACGATTGCGTTGAGGTTGTCCGCTGTATCGAGCAAGGGAGTATATTGACTGAATGGTCGTCCCAACTTCTTTAATCGGTGTCCCTCTTCGAAGATATACTGACGCATCTCACTTGCGTCGCCCTTCTGTCGGGAATCTGCTCCACCTTTCATACAACAAGGACACCCACACGCACCACAGGCAGACCTCAAATCCTTCTTCTTTGTTCCCGTTAGGCGAACACCTCCTCTCTTCGGCATCGCCTTCAACATCGCCTTCAATTCCTTGACGGACATCTTTTTGAGACAGGGTTGTCCCTCACCAATCATCTCGTTTGCGTCCAATCTATCCAGAATACCAGTAGAATGTTCGGTCAAGGGATTCGAGGTGGTTGCTTGAATGACTCGGTCGTTCTTGTCGTTGCGGAGACGCTGTCCTACCGAGACAATATCCCCACTGGAACGTATGGTATGCTCCTTCTCGTTTGCCTTCCCCAACAAATTATCGGGGACGACAGGTTTATTGAGATTGATGACTTCTTTGCTGTCTTTCCCGACTTTGGACGAGAGATACGACCCGAGAGAATGACCTACGGTGGAGACGTTGTCCTTACCATACTTCGCCTCTGCTTTCTTCTGGATTTCAAGGGAATGCTTGTATCTCGAACTGTCTTCGATGGATTTACCACGGGCAATCTTGGAATCCAAATACCAATCGGTCAAGTCTGCTGACCCACGATGAACGACGACGGCGTGGGAAGGTTCGCTGTTTTTTTTATAGACCTTCACGTAATTGTCGCTCAACTCGTTGTCGATGTCGAAACCGTCAAGGGATTTATTGCCTTTCACGTAGGAGGCATCAATCAAGTTTTTGATGTCTTTGACTGCTAATTTTCCACCAGACAATTCTCCACCTCGCAAGACGTTATTATAAAATCTCGCTCTTTTTATAGTGATTTTTTGGAACTGTTTGTGGTTTTTCAATACAAAATCCGCAAATTGTCCTAAATCTTTTATTCTGGCGGAAGGATGGTCGCTTTTATACGCCTTAAATTGACTGGTGAAAGCACCGTGCTTCAACTTATCGAAGTCTATCTTATCACTCATTCGTCTATATACAATACCTAATAAAATCTTCGGGGGTTGCTATACGCTACTTTGTTGATTACATATCCATCCGTTCCAAAAATCGAACCACTGGGCGTTTGAGAAAAAGCGGGAATAATAGAACCACCAGTGCGATACTTTCGTGCCTCATCTGCTAATTTGAAGGCAAACACGTTGTCCTTCTGCGACCTCCCGAAATCGCCGAGTGCTTGGAAAGCGTCTTGAGCGGAATATCCACCACTCATTCCATACCCGAAACCGACGACTTCACGAACGGCGGAAGCGGTGGAAGTTGGGAAATCCCCGATAGGTGATGTCTGGGTATAGGCATTCACAAAGGCGGTCAATTTGTTTAAAGCGAGATGATATAATCCAGACGCTCGTTCGTAAAGAGGTTGTCCTACTTGCTGGACGTTTGGTTTCCCTTCTTGGATGCTTACACCAACGGCATCGTCTTGGACGGCGATGAGGTCAAGTATTTCCTTTATCTGCTCCACTTGTGAGGGTTCAAAGTTGTTGAGACTACTCAATTTACCCACGTAATTTTTCAAGTCTAAACCCGTTCTGTTTAAATCCGCAAATAGAGGAGCAGAGTTGTATTTTGCGGTAAGAGATAGATTCTGTGCGTCGAAAGTAACATACAGCAAGTTGGCGAGTTGCGTCAAACTATTGAGGAGAGCAGACAATTTCGAATAGAGAGCATCAAACTTACCGATGTTGTCTTCGGTTGTCCCGACATTCGGGAACTTATCTTCACTAAAGGTTTTTACGTTATTCCTAAACACTCGTTTTTTGGGAGCGATAGTATCGTTCAACAATACGTTTCCACTGTCTAAAAAAGTAGGCATATCTATACAGTAGGTTGCGATTTTCTTTTCGACCTATACTCACGTTGAACCCGCATTTTATCTTTCCATTCGTCCTCGGTGTAATCCGCCTTGGATTTACGGCGGAGTCGTTGGAGTTCGAGTTGTCTTTTCCAGTGTTCGGGGTCTTCTCTGTAAGTCCTACAATACTCTGCCTTTGTCCTATCAGGAATACATCTATTCACACACGGCATTTGTCGTATGTATTCGCTTTCTTTTTTGTTCTGTTCGTCTTTGGAATTACACGGGTAAGTTTCTAAAAGTTCAATCTTACAATTTTCTACACCGTATTTTTCAAACAAAATCCACGCAGTCGTTCGGTGCTTATTCGCCCTAAAATCGGTAGTATGATTACCCCATCGTGATGATAAATAATACTTTGTGGTTGAACCGATATATATTTCACCTTCGTCGTGAGGGACTATCGGTTCAATCTTGTAGATTTTGGTCTGCTGATAATTCACCATCTCTTTCCTTTTTTTACCGTTTTATCTCTATATCATTTTCCTAATATAATCCTTCGCTCTTCACGATTTTTGAGGCGTTTATCATACTAACCCCACGGTCTCTCATCACCTTCTTCACAATCTCGGCACGTTTCGCACGACCACCCGCCCCGCCAACTGCTCTCTTGACTGCCCCGATTGCTTTCGGTGCTAATTTCTTTGCTTCACTGATGGCGAGTGCTTTCACAGCAGGTGCTTGTTTCATCGCTTCTTCTTTGATGGTGGAAATTGCTTTTTTGCCTACACCTTTCGCCGTATCGATTACATCACTCAACGACAATCCTCCTTTCTTCGATGCCCGTTTGCGACCAGCACCCGCCAAAGCACCACGAATCAACTCGGGGGCAACTTCCTTTCCAACCGAGGCGACATCACCGAGGAAATCGTTGAAGGAATAACCTCCACGAAGAGTGTTTAATAGGGAAGACTTGGACGCTTTCCCGAGAACAGGCATACCGTATGTCTGGAATAAATTAAGCAGTTGTTCCTTGGAGACAGCACCCCCACGCTTCTTTGGTCGTCCAGCACCCGAAGCATACGCACGAATGAGGTCGGGAGCAACTTCCTTTCCAACCGAGGCGACATCACCGATGAAGTCGTTGAAGGAATAACCGCCCTTCATATACGACCGTATCAAATCGGGGGCAACTTCTTTCCCGACACCCGCAACATCACCGATAAAGTCGTTGAAGGAATACCCTCCTCTCATCGCCTTTTTACCCTTTCCTAAACCCATCAGGAGGGGAGCAAAGGGAGCAAGAGTCTTGGCGACAGAGGCAATCTGGTCGCCTATCTTTGAACCTCCTACCGCACCGTCGATTCCCGCCAATTGTCCGCCTGAATTGACTGCTAAACCAGCGTGGAGATTGAGAGGCATTCCACCGTTGTTTCCAGCAGGAATATGTGAGTTGTATCTACCTCCACCAACCATCTTGGCGTGGAGGAGTTGGTCGCCACGATAATCGTTGTGGAAATTGGCGACTCTATACCCGAGGTCAGTGGTATGGTCTTTCAACCTGTCGAAGTGCTTCGCATCTAACTCTTTCAAGAACCCTGCTAAACCCCTGTTGTAAGGGACATCATACGTTAAGTTGCTTTGAGGCATCACTATATATACTGATTTGAAAATAATATTGGTCTGGCGAAGGAAATCGAAGAAGCGAAAAAACGGACCGATTTTTCAAGAGTTTTCCTTGGGAGTGTATTCCTATAGTAAAAGTGATATATCATACATCACTTTTATCCTTGGATTCTTAAACTATTTTTTACTTTCCAAAAAAGTGTCTATTTTTTCGCTTTTTCGACAGACTATCTACCTTATTGGATAATCAAATAAGACCTAATAGTGTTTGGATAGACGGGATTTCGCACCAGCAGACATCGCACCAGCAGACATCGCACCAGCAGACATCTCTCCAGCAGACATCGCCATCTTACTACGACCCATACCTTTCATCGCAGAAGCACAACGGTTCAACATCTTTCCACCAATCATTCGACTAACTTCTTGGGAAGTGAAAGCACCTACTTGGCGGGATGCCTTGGTTGCTAATACCATCTCCTTGGTTAATATGCCTGTATAGACGGCAGAAACACCTTGTTGGGTGGTGAATATTCCCGAATTGACGCATACCACGCAGATTTCGGGTTGGATAGTCTGGTTGCTCTGGTTGGTGACCGAGCAAGAGAACTGGAAGTTGTAGTTTCCTAAAGACCCGCAAGTGATATAGTCTGGAAGAGACAAATCGTAGGCAGGGTTAATAACCAAGACCGAACCAGTCGTATAAACAATTGTTCCTGCTCCTGTAACACTGTCGTTGCGGAGTGCTTGACCGCCGAACTCGACGAATGACTGTGCCGAACCGTTTCGGGAAGACATACGCCACAAGTCGAATTGAGATGCGGAAGAGAGAAGACCAGACTGGTTATTCAAGTTGATGCTGATGTTATTGATGATGAATTGGGACATCGAGTCGTTGAAGGTCTGTGTCGCCATCGGTTTGCGAACCGTAATCAAGAACAAATCTGGTATTTGATTGATTTGGAGATTGCTTGATGTGAGTGTTTGCGTAGAGAAGGCAGTCATCGAAGGGTTGTTTCCAGACACCGTCAAATAACGGGGATAATCGATATAGGGGACGATATTCTTGGTCTGGATAAGGTCGCTGGGTTGAGTGGATAGGAATCGCATCAACACTGCGGGGTTGGTCGGGACTGCTTTAACACCGATAGTTCCTGCTGAACTGAAGGCGTTGCCTTGTCCGTTTGCTCCTAAACTAATACTGGTGATGTATCCAGAGGAAGAAGAGAACAGGCGTTTCGCAGTAGCATCAATATTAAAGGTGAAACTGATGTTGTTGATGCCGAGGAGACCTTGGGAATTGAACTCGGGGTTGCCCCAGATGAAGGGAGACAAGAACAGAGGTTCGCACACTTGAGTCTGGAGGACAATAACGAAAGTATCCGCCACGTTGGTAGATATAAGACTTGAGTCCGTTCCACCAGCAGTGATAGTATGAACCACAGAAACAACGTCAATTGGGAAAGCACCACGGGGAACTTGGTCTAAATCGTATGAGGCGGTGGAATAAGAAGCAAGAGGGTTGTTGTTTGTTCCAACAGCATCACCGTAATCGACGTATGCTTGGTCGGGCAAACTGGGAGTCATCGAGTTGTATCTGTAAAGTTCTCTACTGTTATTCATTCGCAAGATAGAGGGCAATACGTCTTGGGTGTTGATGGAGACTGTGGTGTTGTTGATTTGAGCGGTGGCGGTATTCAACAGGGAGTTGAAAGGGAATGCTTGGAGAGCATCGGTGTTTCCAAGGTCGATGGCGGGGTCTGTAGCGGGAACGCCAGTTGCGGTCAGGGTAAAAGTAATACCCGTTGAGATAAGAATATCTCTTCCTAAAACCACGTTCTCACTTGGGACTTGAACGTTGAAAATCAAGGCAGAATTGGATGCCGAGGTGGCGGGGAAGGGTTGGTAGGTCGTCTGGGAAGCACCCGATTGGACGGCGTAGTCAATATCGCTGGTGATGTCGCCGATAATCGAATCCTTCACTAACACGGTTTTAAAGAGGTCGCTCATCTTATATATTATCAAACATATAAAAAAAACGGACGGACAACGCTAAACCAAAACCTATTTCATCGAATCTTTCTTGATAAAGGCAATCTTCAAAGTGACCGTTCCACCAGATTGGAGACGGAAGGGAATCAAACCGCCTAATTTGGTTCGGTAGAAGATTTGAACGTCCAGATTGAAGAGAGGACGGTTGCCGAACAGGGTAATATAACGGTATTGGGCGGAAGGTTCATACACCAGATTCGGTTTATATGTCCCCGTGTCGCTTACTAAATCCGTGATGATGTTGAGAGTATCGGCGTTGTTTCCACCGAAGGTGACTTGTTGAAGGTTGTTAAACACCAGAGGTGTCGAGACCTGATTGGGGTAGATAGGTAGAGTGTTGGACGTAAAGACGAAGGCAGTGATGGGAGTCCAAGAGGGGGTAGTGCTAAACTCCTGATAGATATTACAGGCAATATAAGACGGTGGTGGGAGTGCTGGTGGAGTGGCGGGTGTTTGCCCCTGATTGAACGGTGGTTGGACTGTTTGGACTTGAGTCCCGCCGATAGTGGTGGGTTCGAACTGGAAGTTGCGACCGAGAGTAACTCCTTGAAATCCTAAATACTTTGCTGGGAAAGACGAGAAGAGGGAGAACAACGGGGCGTTGAAAAAGAGGACGACGGGGTTGGTGGTGGGAAAAAGAGGATTGACTTCGAACCCTGCTTGGAACACTGGGGGTGTTGCTCCTGTGAAATAACTTGCTTGGGCGAACAAGGAAGCAGAGGCACTGGTCGTATCCCACGTCATCACGGGGGCGTATTGAGCGGGGATAGTTAAACCAACGGCAACTGCTTGAGCGACAATCGCATCGAAAGCGTCCCTCATCGCAACATCTACTAAATAACACCAGTAGGAATAGGAATAACAGTTGTAATATCCCGTTTCAACAACCTGTTGTCCGTTGGGAGTTGCCGACGGAGCAGGAGGCACAGGTATAGAAGCGTCCTGTGGAGTCCAACTAATAAACTGTTGGGAGATGAATGGAGCATTTGGTAAAGTAGGGTCGGTATATTGGATAGTGACCGAATAGATGGTTAAGTCGGGGTCTACTTGGTTTGCTTGGATTACAGGGATAAACACGGGCAACGTCCCAGTATCTACAGTGAATCGAAGAATGGATAGATAGTATTCCTCGGGGTTCGACACGAAGGGAATGGTTCTCCCTTCGTTGTAATAAAACACAGGAGGGACTGTGGTTGTCGATTGAGTATTTGTGACCGTCACATCAAAATATATCTGGTCGGCACTCACAGCATTCTTCACGACATTCAATTGCGACATATTCTATACTATACGTCTATAATTTCTTTTCCTAAACCGACCGAATAGACTACGGGAGTTGATTACCGAATGACTCTTGACCTTTAAGCAAGTAAATCATCTGGTAAGATGGAGGAATATAAGACCCAGTAAGAGGAGCAGATTGCGGTGTTGCTGTCCCAGTATAAGAAACGTCCAACGCCGTCATCGCAACATTCACCGCATTCTCCGTTGCTTTACTACTCTCTTTATACCCGAATATAATACTCGCACCGTCTTCAAAAGGAGTTTCGGTATTTTGAACGTCTTCGAAAGCACTCGTCGTGAGATTCGCAGTAAAGGAAGCACCACTTAAACCGAAGGATAGACTCGGTATATTCGTTTCAGCAAGAGTATAATTTATTGTTCCTGAATAACTGCCTGCTGATGACCCACTGTTGGCGTTTGAACCTTTTGGAACTGCTCCCGAAAGGTTGGGAATGTTAAACGTAGTGCTTCCATCACCCGCTCCAAACTGCGTTCCAATAACCGCAAACAGTTTCGCCCAATTTGTTCGACTAACTGACTGACCGTTACAAATAAGAAATCCATCGTTGTATTGGGAGTATATACCTATTACGGGTATAATTGTCCCGACGGGAATTGGGTAATCTTGAACTGCTAAATAATTCCGTTGCGACATTCTATATAGTAATTAGACTATTTTTAACCCTGATAAGTATGGTATATCTGCGTATGGTTGTGTGGGAGTTGGGACAGGTGGAGATGCGGGTGGAATCGGTGTCGGGAGAGGTGGTGGGACAGTAGAGAGAGTATTCCCCCACGCTTTTATCATATAACGTAAGTTCTTGAAAGCAGGTGAGAAACCAGTGGTGGTTTCGCTGTAAGAGACAGGGGTATTTGCCCCTGTGAAGAAGACGTTTCCACCAGTAAGCGAAACCGATACACCGTTACTTGCGGGGACATCTGTATTAACGAGTGCTGGGTCTCCACTACTATTTACACTGTATTCACTATTCTGGTTTTTATCCTGTTGAGTCCAAGGGGTAGATGCTGTGAAAGAGGACGAATTGTAGGTCGGGTTGAATGACGGAATATTTGCGGAAGCAAGAGTAAAAGTCCCAGTCGTAGTTCCTCCTGTAGATGGTGGAATAACTACCCCAGACGTATCACCTGCCGACAAAAAAGTGCCGTTTAAATTGGGTAGGTTGAATGTGGTTGAACCATCACCCACACCGTAAGTCGTCCCAATCAACCCGAATAATTCCCAGTAGGTTGTTCGGGAAATCGCCGTCCCGAGACATTCTAAATATCCGTTTGGAAGAGGGATATTGGATTTACCCGCCCACAGAAAAACCGAACTAACAGGAGCAGGGAAAGATTGAATCGTCTGTAATACACTCATTTATATATAACCCACATATTTACACAATCGGTAGTCCGCTTAAATAGGGGATATTCTGGTATGGTGCGAAGAAACTGTTGCTTGGTGGGGTAGGAGGTAGAACGACGTTCTTGGGTAGTGGTTTGTTTCCAACGTTGGTGAATGCTTTAATATAAGCAACCATCTGGAGACTTCCAACCACTAAACCCGTTCCTCCTGCGTTTAAACTTACTGGGGTTGGTGTTGGGTTTGAATAACTGACTGTGAGAGCGTTCATCGATACATTCACTCCTGTCCCAGTAGCACTACTGGTTTTTACCACGTTTGTTCCAACAAAACCAACGTCCCACTTACTTGACTGACTCATCGTCTTGTGATTTACCGTAGTTTGTGCGGAAAAAGTCATATTATTTGAAAAGTTCCCAGCGGAGAGAGACGGCAAGGCGTTTGCGGGGATTGTAATACCAGACGACCCACTTCCTCCTCCAGATGAAGGGGGGATAAAAGTTTGGGTTACTGCCCCCTGAATAAAAGGAAAGGTCATCAAGTCGGGAAGATTGAATGTGGTTGAACCATCACCCACACCATATCCAGTCCCAATATATTCGAATAATTCCCAATATTCGTCTCTTGAAATTGCCGAACCGTCAGCAAGAAGAAAACTGCCTCCTGCTCCTTGCGAGGCGAAATAAAAAACTGACCCGATTGGAACTGGATATGTTTGGTTTGTTTGTTGTTGGGTAGACATCTATACACTATCACGATAAAAAAGAAGGGCAATTGCCCCCCCGTTTTTTACTAAAAGGTTGTTATTGGATTACAAGTCAAATACACATACATATACACATACAGGATAATAACACAATCTACTTCATATACTTCTTGTATTGTCCCCACTTGTCGTCCCACTGCTTCTGCTTCGCGGACTGGTCGATGACGCAACCTGCTCCGTTGCGGATGGTCTTGGCGGGTCTGGCGGGAATTGTCTTGAGGATTGCCTTCAATTGCCCTTCGTCCATACGCTTGATGCGGTCTTCTTCTTCGGTCTTCTTCTTCGCCTCTGCTTCTGCCTTCTTCTTGCGTTCTACCTCCTCACGGTCAGCACGAGTCGCCTCTGCGAGTCTCTTCGCTTCCCTATTCTCACGCTTCTTGCGTTCCTCTGCTTCCTTCGCTTGGATACGCTTGGTCTCCTTCGCCATCTCACGCTGACGCTCCAACTTCTGCTCGTCCTGACGCTCACGCTCATCACGCTCACGCTCCAACTTCTCCCTGTCTTCCTTCGTTAGAGACAAACCCCAGTGGAGACGGGCAGGAACGACTCGGCACATATTACAGTCGTCGCAACAGTGTCCCTCGTCCTTGATTGGGGATGGGTTATTACCATATCCTTCAATCTTCTCACCACAGATACAGCACCGCTCGTAGGGATTGGCGAACTCTTCCTTGGTCTTCGCAAACTCATTCTCGTCGTCGTGGATGATGACTGTCTGTGCGGTCTGGCGGACAACCTTACCAATCTGCTTCCAGATATTAAGATTGTGGGAGCGTTCTCGGTTGGGATAGGCATCGAGAACCTTCTGCGAACGCTCCTTGTCTTCTTCGGGAGTGGCGAAGATGAGGGTGCGGTGGGACTCGTCTTCTTGAAAGTATAAAGTATTGAATATAAATAAGAATTGGTGCTTACCTGTGATTCCACAGTTCTGGCGTTCGATAGTCGCAAAATACTTCGGGTCTTTCTCCCGAGAGTAAAAGGCGATGCGGAGACGCAACTTATTGATGATAGTGTCCGCCCAGCGAGACCCCAGAAATCCGTTGCTCCAACCAGTCTCGCTTCCGTCAGCAAGACCGCAGTAGCAGAAGAAGTGGGCGATGTCTCGGGTCGTCTCATCGCTGACCCACCAGTCCCGAACAATCTTCGGGAAAGGATTATTCGGGTCGGTGGTGAATGCGACATTCTGGGAGAATATACCATCGGTCAGGATAGACTTGCGGACGGCGAGGATGTTGCGATTGAGTTCCTCTCTGCGAAGGTCGAGGATTTCATCACTCGGCATCGAATCAACAGACTGAATTGATTTCCCAGTTAAGGGCATTCGCACACCACCATTCGCAGTCGAGGAGAATATTATCGTATTCGAACCAGATTGGGATAAAGAACGAATGAAATTGGCGTCCATATTCGATTGATTGAGAGTATAAGAGTTCGGGGATTGATTAATAATAGTTCGATTGATTGCTTATAGAGAGAATATTGAAAAGGTATTTCAATTTTCTGTGATTCTTAATATATTAATTGTTGTTGTTGGTATAGTCCCTGAAATAAAAAGTCAATCAATTTTTTGACTTTATAAATTAACGAACACCATACATACTCACTCAAACACAAAAAATTGAATCAAAAAATTGAAGAACTTTTTATTCCAACTCGAACAGGGACAACTAACAAACAATCAATATTAATACCCGATATAATCCAACCGAACGAACGAACGAACGAACTATTAAGATGACTACCTTTATTGATAATTCCAAGGCGAAGAAGGAAGCGATGAAGGCGAAGGTCGATAGACTTGCCGAGATGATGAAGAATATGATTGAATATTGCGATGAGGAGTTCGACGCAGGTCTCGCCGAGATTTCCAACACTGTCGATGAGACTCTCTTGAGAGTGTGGCGTGAGAACAGTAGTCTCCCTTGCGACTGCTTCTACAATCTCACCATCATCAAGGGGGAGACCGATATGGAATATCTCTCCTGTGATAAGGAGAAGTGCGATAATTGCGGAGACTGCTGTGGCGAATGTCTCAAGAATGGTAGGGAGGACGACAGCGAGACCGAGTGGGAGACCGACAGCGACAGTGATGACGATACTGGTCGCTGTCTTGCTTGTGGCGAGAAGGGACGGGTGGTCGGCGATAATTGCGACTGCGTCGAGTGTGCTGAATGCGATAAGCGTCTCACATACGCAGAGTTCGACCGCCGTGGAGACTGGGAATGGGACGAAGAATGGGGACACCATCTCTGTGTCGAATGTAAATAGGTAAGTGCCTGTGCTGTGATTATTCCAAGAAAAAATCAAAAAAAGCGGAAAAGCGGATAATTATTAAAATTACAAATATCATACATACACGCCATACAGAATATTGATACATCATATAATTATACTTTTTTTTGATTCTTTTCCAAGAGGGCGACGGTCAGGCGTTCCCAGCGTTCCACAGCAATCTTCTCCTTGAGTTCTCCAGAAAGTTCCAAGTTGAACTTCTTCCTAACGTCTTGAATCTTCAACCAACCTTGAAACTCCTCGTTGTGTTCGGGACAAGTGTGAGAACAGTAGGAGAATGGAAGTCCTTCTGGAATAACAAACCATTCAAAACAGTGTTCGCAGATACAGTCGAACCCAAGGTCTCTCATCTTCTTCACAAGTAATTTGTCTTCTCTATCCTGAATACGTCGCTGTCTCTCACGGAATTGGTAATTAACCCATTCCCACTTCAAAACGAGACTTTCCAACTCAGCAAAGCGGGTCAAGAGTTCCTTCAGCACCACCTTCTTCGATTCATACACCTTACCCCTCATCTCGCAATCACTTGCGTGATAGGCACATCCACACGCAGAACCATACCCAAGACGCTTCCACCAAGAACTACCGATGAAATCGTGTCTTGGAACGCAGGGAGGGACGCAGGGTGTCTCGGGGATGACGTATTGGGGAATAGTATTGGAGAGTCTCTGGGTAGTCATATTCGTTCGGTTGTTCGGGGTTGATAATTATAATTGAGTATTAAAATTATCATATAGTAAAAGTAAAAAAGATATTTCAATTTTCTGTTTGTCTTATTCGATTATTCAATAAGGTAAATAGTCTGTCGAAAAAGCGAAAAAACGGACCGATTTTTCAAGAGTTTTCCTTAGGAGTGTAATCCTCTGTAAAAACGAGGGTAGGTATATCACTTTTATCCTTGGATTTTCAAACTATTTTAAACTTTCCAAAAAAGTGTCTATTTTTTCGCTTTTTCGTAGTCTCCCTCTACCTTCCTCAATAATCATATAAAGGTATAAAACCTCTAAAAGTCTGCCGAGAACTCAAATATATCCCCAGTATTCTCCCTGTTGGCGAGAGCATATTCGCTCACCTTATTTTCGAAGAAATTGCTCTTTGATTGAAGGGATATTAACTCCATCCAGTCGAAGGGATTGGATACGTCATACAGTTTATCGTATCCACACTGGACGCAGAGTCGGTCAGCAACGAACCGAATGTATTGGGTCATCAGGTCGCTATTCATCCCGATGAGACGGCAGGGCAACGCACTACAAATAAAATCTATCTCTATTTCTACTGCTTCACTCACAATAGCGTGGAAATCGACACGTGGTAATCTATTCGTCAATTTATTGTATAACAGCACAGCAAACTCACAGTGGAGTGCCTCGTCCCTACTAATCAATTCGTTGGAGAAGGTGAGACCTTTCAAAAGTCCCCTTTTCTTGAACCAGTATATCGCACAGAACGCACCCGAAAAGTGAATCCCTTCCACACAGGCAAACGCAATAAGACGTGTCGCAAACTTCTCCCGACTGTTGATGTAGTGGATACAAAAGTCCGCTTTCTGTTTGATGAAGGGAAACTCGGCAATAGCGTTGAAGAGACGGTGCTTCTCCGTCTTGTCGGTGATATACGTATCAATCAGGTTCGCATATACCTCTTGATGGATTCCCTCCATCGCAACTTGGAAACCGTAAAAAAGTCTCGCTTCACTATTCTGGACTTCGTTGTAAAAACGGAACGCCAGATTCTCATTCACGAGACCATCCGCACCAGCAAAAAACGCAAGAACCATACTAATAAAATATTTCTCGTCGGGGTTCAATTTCCCCCAATCTACTAAATCCTTCGACAAGTCTATTTCTTCGGCAACCCAGAATGAGGCAACCGCTTTTTTATACATCTTCCACACATCTTCATATTCCACAGGCAACACAACTAATCTACTTTTATTCTCGTTCAGGAGTGCTTCCATTTATAATACTACTCCATATTTTAAGAAGGAGTAGGACGCAACAATAACCTCGGTAGGTTGGTCGTTTTTGGTGTAGGGGACAACAGACACCATCGGGAAATAAGTCCCATTCTTACCGAGTGCCTTTGCTCGTCCAACAATTTTGTGAATGGTCGAGGCAACCACGTGGATGTTCTTCATCATTCCGGCAATATAGAGAAGACCACTTTCACCAAACCTCGGGTCATCTCTCTGTGGATTATTCGACATTTCGGTTGCTGTATCCAGATAATTGTGGAAAACCTCTTCCACCTCCGTGTGATGGGTGTAGATAAAATCGAACAGCATTCCAAGAATGACCGCCATCACGAGAGGGTCTTTGGTCGGGAACTTTTTCAACATTCCAGAGAAGTCGCCATCTCCCTTCATCGGGTTAAAGCAAGTAAGAGCAATATCCAACTTCTTTCTCAATTCGGGAGAATCATTCCCCCATTCCACTTTGTCGAGATACTCGTGAGTTGCGTCGCCAAGCATCACGCCCATATCGTTAATCACAACAGTTAATAGCATCTGGAAAGCGTGGATAGAAACACCACAAGTTAATTCGTCAAAGGTATTCATATTTGCGGAGGGGGGTTTTATTCGATAATAGTATTAAGGTATTGTCTTTATATGATTATTGAATAAATATAAAAACACAATCAATTTTCTGCGAATCAATTTAGATTATTTCAGGATACGTATATTGAGATTATTTCAATTCAATTAAATCAAGATATTATTAATTAATTATATACTGTTTTAACCTATTTGTAATAATCTATTTGTCTGGAATAGGTTATTGCGTGAAATAATCCAGAAAATTGATTGTCTTTTTATTTCAGGGACTATATCAACAACTCAATCAGCAATATATTAATACCAGATATAATCCAATACTCACTCAATCGAATAAGAATGCCTCTCACTCCCGAACAACAGAAAACGAACGAACGATTCTACCTCAAGATGGTTATTGCGAAGACCCAGTTTTATATCTGGAAAGACCAGAATGAATTATACTCATTCTCGTCTGGAAAGATGAAACCATCTACCCTCAAGGGATATGTGGAATTGTCTGCGACTGTGTCTCGACCCTTTATGGAGAGATTCGTCGAGTGTCCCGACGGACACAATAAGGATATGGTCTGGCGTATTCTCGATTCTATCCCACGATGAACTCGTTTGAACCCGAGACACACCCAGAGCAATACCACAAGTCGTTTGTCTGTCCTCCTCCATCGCAGAAATAGGTGAGCGACTCGGGCATATTGAACCCACAATCCTCACAATTTTGAAATGTGTCGTCCCAATCCAATATATCCGTCAAGTCCGCTGTTGGTATGTATATATGGTCTTTTGTATTCTCAACCACACCCTCATCATTCGAGCGGATAAACTGTGTGTGCTGGTATTCACTGAACTTCTGTGCGTCATATTGAATATAACACAACTTATCTTTAAAATTGAAAACAAGGTATATTTTTTTTGCGTTGTGAAACCGTCCATCTGGAGTCAGTTTGGAGGCGACTAACATCGTCGAGTCATACTTGTTCTTCATCATCTTCACACCTCGCCCTTTCGCCTTGTCGAATCGGGTCTTTAATTCCCAGACGGTTTCGTCGTCTGTTCCTTCGCCAAACCAGTAATCATACTGGGCGAACTGTCCTGCTGTCTGCTTGAGGTCTCGGTTAAAAAATACACGGAGAATCGGGAGGAGTTCCTTTTCTATCGGTTTCGCATCTTCGTAGTCTTGGGCGTAGTGAACCATTCTGGGTAGTTTAATACTATTATCCAATAAACGTCTTTATATCACTATTGTGCTAAAATACTTATTTGCGTTATTTTTCTTGAAATAATCTGTTGCGTTATTTTATAGAATGGAAACAGACGCTCAAATAGCAGGACGTATATCCAAACCTTTAACCGATGC